TATCTTTTCCGGCGTTAAGGTCACTGAGCCCTTTTCACCCTGAACGCTAGTAACAGACTCGGTGTTATCAATTTTGTAGTAGCTACCACTCCCCGCTACCGTGTAGATAAGCGTGTCACCTACACCGTAATCAACGCCACCGACTGTGCCACCTTTCGTAACCTTCCAGAAGGTTGGTCGAACCGTGCCACTTACTTGCACCGGTTGTGGATATACGCCAGTAGATAAGTCAGCGGCACCGCCATCAATCAATGCACCTGCGGTTGCTTGCGCCGCTTCTTGCGCTTGGCGAGCATATTCCGCAGCGGCTGCATCATGTTCAGCGGCTGATGCGGCTTTCTGTGTCGCAGTATCTGCTGCGGCCTGTGCCATGCTGGTTTTAGCCGCAACCTCATCGCGCATAAGACTAACGGCCTGTGTATTAGCTGCAACACTCTGCGTGTTTTCTGAAACTTGCTGAGCCTTGGTGCTGACAGTTTGCGTATTCTGTGCCACCTGTTCGGCATTACGCTGAACAAGTGTCGTATTGCTGGCTACAGATGCAGCATTGTCTGCAACCTGCTGAGTGTTGTGCCTCACCTCATTTGCATCCTGAACGATGCTATCGCGCGCAGCCTTTGCTTCATCAGCCGAAATCGCAGACTCTTGTGCTTTGGTTTCCGCCACCTGCTTATTTTGGTCTGTCACAATGACATCTTTGCCGGTCTGAATTCGATCGCTCTTGGCTGATGTAGCAGCCTTCTCGGCTCGTAGCGCAAACTCCATTGCCGCATCCAACATTGGCGGAGTGATATTGATGCCACCATCTACGAGGATGTGGTGTAAATCGCCATCATCGGTATCAGCGGTAACCACTGCAGTACCGAGATAATCCATGTCACCGCAAATATCGTTTTGCGCATAAGTATCATAGGCACCAATAGCCAACGGAAACTCATAGTGACCTGACGCATCACACTTATACGTGAGTACTGAGCCATACAGTACCTCGGTGCTGCTTTTCAGCGCACGTAGCTCAATCATTGCTCCAGCTACACCCTTACCGGAGGCATCTGTAATCTGACCGAATACGCGGATCATCTGTTACCCCTGATTGGTTTGAAACTTCTGCTGCCGGCGCTGGGATAATGCGCGATCGGCCTCCAACTTAATCCCCAGATACTGAGCGAATGCTTGTAAGTGCAGCTGGCCACGCGCCGAGTTAGCGGTGTCATCGGCATCACGCATATAGGCGCGATAAATAATCCAATCCATACACGGCGTGAAAAACGCTGCATCAAATGGCAATGGCTGAGTAATCTGAGAGACAGTAACCGGTTCTGGCATCACACTGGCAACAACATCAACTTGCACGCCATCAGCTACCCCAGGATAAAGCCAGAATACGGTTGGATTGCTTTCGTCATAGGCATAAGCTTCTGCCTCAGTAGAACCCGTCGAGCACATCCAATCTGGCTCCATGTCATCCAATACCCCGCGCTCACAGAAGCGCAGCTTGCGCCCATTGGTATTGCGCTCAACCTCAATCAAGCGGCGCGCGCCGGTCGGCAGTGTTTGCCGTGTGCCCGCTACGCAAGTCACCGTATTGGTTGTGGCAAAGATATCAGGTCGGTACGTTGCTAGTGCGGCCACGGCACTGTTGTAGTACTTAACCAGATCGTCTTGTGTCCAACGGCGCAATGGGCCTTCATCCGTCAGCTCTCGGGATACTGTATTCAGCAGTTCTTTAATGGTTTGCATGCAGACTCCTTAGAAGAATCTGTGGCGGCGAACAGGATTGATAATGCGTGCATTTGGCGTGGCCTCTACCCGAAAACGATACCCGTCGCGTATGGCTTCATTGAACCGACTTTGGTACATCATGCCCATCTCAGGGTTACTCCACGGCTTACCGGGTTGCAGCTGTAAGTCTGCCGTTGCGCCATCAGCAATGGCGTCGGCGTAGTCCTCCGTCAATGCAGCAGGAATCAAGCGCGCAGTCGGTAACGGCTCAATTGCGCCAGCTATACACACATCCGTAAATGCGCGTAGAAATCGGACCGAATCAGCTGACTGCAAGTGGTAGTCGCTCCCCGAGCTTAAGAGATCCCCCTTAGCCGTAATGCAGTGAATAACGGATGCAGTAACCTGTGGCTCACGCACATCCTGACGCGCCTGACGGTTGATGCTACTCGTGGATGCAAACGCAATAGTCTGTCCTTCGAGTACCTCGGAAAAACGGCGTTCCAGATGCACCAATCGACTCTCGCGGCAAAAGCGGATTGCTGCGCGAATGATGGCTTGCCGAATGAAGCTATCGAGAGGACCAGATACCCGCTGACGAACCAGCGGGATAAGAACATCAGGCGTAACCAGTCGGCTGTCCAGTACCGGTATCATTAGGCGTTACCTAACTTTGCACGTAATGCATCGCGTACACGACGGCGGAACTCATCCACTTTTTCTTGTGGGGCTTGGGTAATGCCCAGATCTTCACTCTCTACCAGAGTACGCAATTGCACGGATGTCATTTTGCCAAGGTCAATGTCGCCCGCTCGCATATCAGCTTCAGCGCGTCGCGCCGCCTCTTCCGCAGCCTGCTGTTCAGCCGCACGTCGAGCAGCGTCTTCTGCATCCTTACGCGCTTGCAAAATGGCCGGCAAATCTTCGGCGCGCCGCCAAACTGTTGGGTACTCAAGCAACTGCAATGCAATCGCCTTTTCAACCGGTACGGCTTCATGCTGAGGGAATAGCAAACGGCTGTTAGTAACCGTATCCCGTTTAACCGGCTTATCGCCGATATAAACAATATCGATAGTGTTGGTCATGGTAGCTCTCCACTAAAAATGAAAAGGCCCGCTCACTGGCAGGCCCTTTAAACTCATCGACAATCAGATGTTGCCGACCACTTCATAGTGCAGTTTGACTTTCACTGTGCCGGTCGCAGCACCGCCACCAACAGCGATAGCAACCTCTTGCCCTTCTTGCGTCAGCAGATCATCAACAGGAATGTACTTTTTCACTGCGGCATCTGTCGCCTCGGCATCGGTGATAGCAGTCTTGCCGATTTTCACCGTCACGGTGGTGCTTGAACCCAGCGCTGCGCTGATCAACGTAACACCGATAATTTTGATGTTCGGCTCGACTTTGTCTCCGAACACAATCTCATCACCAGAAGCTGTCGCGTTTAACTTGGCCACAAAGGTTGGAGAGACGGAGAGATTACCGAAGGCCCCGTTAAACCAACGACGCCCAGTCGCGACTAAAGTGGTTTTCGCCATAATCAGGCTCCTTTGTTTCAACAGGGAAAATCAACGGCTGCCAAGGCTGACCGCTGTGTCCAGCACCATACAGCCATGGTCTTGCAGGTTACCGTTCTTCTGCTTGAAGCGGATTTTCTGCAGACCAGACATCCAACTGATAGAGAGTTCAGTGGAGTTACCGTGGTCGGTTTTCTCCTCATGCTGATTGAACGCACCGCCTTCTTGGCCAGAGCCGAATGCATTGGCCAGCGCCTGAGCCCCTAGCAAGACCGCGCGATCAATCGTGGTGCCGGCTGTCTTCTCAGTCTCTACGCCATTGACCGAGTTCTCCGCACAAACTTTGACTGTGCTGCCTTGGTTAAACCGGATCGGCATCCCCTTATATGGCTTGACCAAAATGCCGCGCCACATCGCAGATTCACCACGGAACAGCTTGTGATTGAAGCCCTTGGAGCGCTCCAGCGCCGCGGCCAACATCGCCTGCCAGTCTTTACCGGAGCTGGATGTGTAGAAGTCATTCCACTGACGGGATGTGACGTAGAGCACAAAAAGCGGGTCACCTTCGGATGGATCGCCACTAAAGCGAATCGGTTGGATGGGGTTGACCATCTCTGACAAGAACAGAGAGATGTTATCGACACAGGCCAAATTGAATTTGTCAGCACCATCAATTTGCTCAAAGGATGTCGCATCGCCACCGAAGAAATGGCGCTCATAGGTTGGCGCTGTTACGGGGTTAATCATCATCTCGGCAAATTCGGGATCGTCTGCTGTCGGAATGATGATGTCAGTAGCCATATAGTCACCACGCGCACCGGCCAGCTGCACCAAGCCACGCTGGTCAGTCAATCGGCCATAGTAACCATCCGCCAAAAGTGTACGCGCCACGACTTTCAGTTCATGCTTGGTGCGTTTCTGGCTCATCTTACCGCCAGCATCCACACCATGACGTGTCTGATTAATCTTCAGACCGAAATCAGCTTGAGACAGGTTTTCCAAGCGGCCGGCAATCTTGCGATCACCCATGGTTGGGCGGCCGGATAATTGATGGAAGATCTGCATGCTGACTTCATCACCGGCATACTTGGTCAAATCCGTTACCCGCACGACAGGTGCACCGTAAGAGGTTTGCTTACCGCCATTAACCTTCACCCCTTTCGGCGCGTCTTCGGTCAGCAGGTTAATCATGGAGTTGGAGCGCAAAGCCTCGGTAAATAGCGCTACTTGCAGCAACTTATTGGCTTGGGCTGAAGTAACCTGAGTCATGTTACTCTCCTTCAAAAAGCAAAAATCCGGCACTAAGGCCGGATTCATTGATAGGGTTCACGTTGTCTTACAGGTCGTACTGCGCCAGCAGTGCCTCAATCTGAGCAGGATTCATGCTGCTCATTTCGGCCATCAACTGCTCCTGCGTCATGCTTTGGTACTTTTCAATACCCGTTGCCGAATGCTGAACTGACTGGCCGATATCAGATGGACTTTCTGGGATCCGGTCACGCTTAACCACTTCCGGCTCCTTCGCTGTCTCTGTCGGTTTCTTCTCATCGGTAGCCGGCTTTTCAGCCGGCTCCGCAGATTGCTCATCATTAAAGGCAATGCGTGTACGGCGCGCCGCCTCAGCAAAGCGCTCCTGTAAGGGTTTATCTTTCCAAGCGGGATCATGTTGCAATCGCTCATCCACACTGATGGCAAATGCCATGCGATCAGGGTCTTCGTTGTTCCACTTAACCAGCTCAGGAACAGCCTGCAGTGCTGCCTGCAACGGGTCAGGCGTATCAACGACGGCTTGCTTAGCGGCTTCGGCTTGCTCGAACTTATTCAGTTTATTGACAATACCGGTCAGGGCTTTTCCGATCTCCGGATAGTCCTGCGCCAGTTGTTCAATCTCTTCGATGCTGATGCTGTCCGGATCTGCATCTGCCGGAATGCCGTGCTTCTCCAGTAAGCGCTGAAGCTTTTCACGCTCAGCGACAGCCTGTTGAAGCTGCTCTTGCAACGCCTGCTTCTCTCGACGCTCTTGCTGCTTCTCGCGCCGTTCATGATCCAGCACGTCATACGGAATAATGTGTTTGCCATCCTTCGACGCAATCACCTTCTCCGCACTTTCAGCTGCGTTCAGTGCAGGCTCCTGATGTGCCGCTTCCTCGCTGTCTGCTTGCTGCGCTTCCGCCGTGGACGACTCGGTATTTACGTCCGTTTCGGTTTGCACTGCATTGTCGGTTTGCTTACCGGCTTCGCCGTCTTGGATTTCAGGCGCATCACTGCCCTCATCCTTTTCCAGCGCTTCCAGAGCCGCCTCCAGTTCATCCAACGATTCCGCGCCAGTGAGGTTATTCAGGTCGATTGTGCTCATGATGTCCTCGCTCTATATCGGGTGGTATCGCTGCCCAAGCGGGAGAAGGCTCTCGAAAAAGCCCTCTCCGACTCAGGCATAAAAAAGCCCGCACAGAGGCGGGCACAAAATATGGGCGCAAAAAAACCGGAGACGTTTTTAGGCGTACTCCGGCATCATGGGTGAAAATTTAGCGCGAATTAAAACGCTTGTCGCGCGATTCGCCAATTAAAGCTCAATGGCATCAATCTGCGCCTGAATGGTCTGTAGCAGTTCGGTTTGCAGCGCTTGCTGCTCAGTGGCCATGCGTTCGCCCTCTTGCTGCAGACGTACCATTTCTTGCAAGGTTTTCCCTGTTTGCGCCTGCTTCAGAGCATCATCAAAACGCACTGACTCGGCCAGCTTCTGAACTCGTGCCGCCTCGGCCTGCCATTTCGCTGCCTTACCTTCTAGCTCGGAGACTTTAGCTACCAGCTCACGCATAGCTAACTCTTGCTGTTGTTGCTGCATCTGCGCTTCGGCCTGTGCGGCAGCCTGCTCTTCCGGCGTCATTTCGTCCGGTGATTTGGCAATCCCTAATGCAGAGCGGATCCGCTCAGTAAACTCATGCTTGTTAGGCACATCCATCAGCTCGACCAACAAATCAAAACAACTGGCTGCAGCCTGCGGAGGCAGTTTTGCCATCGCTTGCTCCATACGTTCAGCCAACTGTTGTTTGAAGATAGGCGTTTGCTGTATTGGTGCTAGCGCGATATGGGCATTGAGACGACTGATGTCATTACTGAGTTTCCCATCCTCCTGCTCCACGTTGATCATCAGAGTCTTGCGCCGACGCTTATCATCGCGGTTGATGGTGATTTTGTAATTTCGCCGGCGACTCAGGTCTTCAATCAGGTAAGACAGCGCCAACTCACCAACTTTCTGGCAGGCAAAGCGATAATTGTCATTAATCTCTGAGAGCGTTGTCGCGCCTTGCTCAACCAGATTCGCAATGGCTACTCCGGACTGCCCAATCTCGCCTTGCCCCAAGTAAGCGGCATATACCCCCATGGTGTCCTGAATCAGTTTCACGCTGTCTTGCATCACTTGAAATTGCTGCGCGGCGACTTGGAAATCTTGCTCAACTTTGAACACATCAGAGATGGACTGCTTATTGCGCCGGTCGGGGTTCAGCTCAATATAGCCATCAGGACGCTCAACCTCTTCCATCACCTGCTCGCGGCTCATGTTGGTGGCGTCTTTATCAGCAATAACGCGTTTCGCTTGCAACAGCCACGTCAGCTTGATTCGACGTAGATTCACCTCATCTTGTGCCGGCATCGCGCGGACAATTAGCCCATATGGCTCTCGTGAAGCATCTTTGATGTAGCCCCAAAACGGCACTAGCGGGTACATATTGTGGGGAGCAGAGCACGGTCTATCTACCAAGAAATGAGGACCAGCAAACCATGCCTCACGAATCGTTGCTACCGGACACGCCTCAAGCCACGCTTTACCCAATGCTAGCGCGGCGCAATGCAGCTCATTCTTGGCGTCATATTCAATCGCGCGGCCTGATTCCAACATCAGAACCTTACGCATGTTGTATGTGCGATAGTAGACAACCTGCAGCAGTACCCGTTTGCGGTCTTGGCTGCACCACTCCACCTGATTGGCATCAAATTGCTGCCATTCCAAAAACGCATTGGCAGTATCTGGACTCATACCTTCTATAGCGCTGACATCCACAAATCCTTGCCATGTATTGCCCACGCTCATCCGAATAATATCGGCCTTATTAGGCATCAAGGTGCAGCATTCATCAACATCCAGCCATCGACGGCGCAGTAGCCAGCGACAATCCGATAAATCTGCTTCACGTCGATGCCAGTCCCAAAACACTTCATCGCGATGGACGGAGCCGAACTTGAAGCGCGGACCAAATGGATCAGCACTACGGCGCACCTCAACCCAACCAATACCGGCTTTGATTTGACTTGCGTATGCCTCACCTCGGGCGCGGCTTTCACCTCCGAGCCGGCACATATCTGCAAACTCCGCATTCAAGGCTTCAGCCAGCAATTCCATCTCTTCATCAGCATCATCTGCTACTACCATCAAATCGGTGCGGCTTTTCGCTTCCATACCCAACACGCCATCAATAGTTGGCGCAATCAAGTTGTGGATCGTCAACGGCTGGCCACGCTCTTGCAGCACCTTAATCACATCACCAGGCAACTGGTCACCGTCATAATATGCACACGCCTTACGCGCCATCGTGCGCCAATCAGGTTGCCCGTTGATATCACTCATCAGCTCCAACAGGCGTGACGAATCGAGCTGCCCTTTTTGGGCAGCTTGTTTAGCATTGTCATTCATCAGTGGGTCATCCAGTGTTTTGATTTACGTGGAGAGTGATTGCGTACAACGCGTGCTGGCATGCGTACCCGCATCTCTTGGGCAATCATGTAGCTCATGAGCTGGTCATCGAAGCAGTCTGTTTGGGCATTCATCGAACCCTTCTTGTCGTACACGAAACTGGCGGCTTCATGCACAGTGCCAATCCAACGGATCCCCGATTGGCGCTCACGCAGCAGCGTTTTAAGCCCATCAACCAGTACCGGCTTACTCTGACGTGTCGTCAGCCAGCCAAGACGCACCGTCTGGTCATCATCTTCACGGTCGATATATTCCTCGGTATAAATCCGCCGAGTCGGATAAAGGTCGCGAAAAGCCAGCAAGAAGGCATGACCATGGTTATTACGCTCGGGTCCCACATAAGCTGGACCGTACTCCTCAGAGCCATACCACTTACCAATGTGCGCAGTTAGTTGCGCCAGCAAGCCCGGATCGAGATGACCGAACCAATGCGCCACTTGCTCTCCATTACTGCGTTTGACCACATCGATGCTGGAGCGGTCACCATGCTCTAGCCCTTCGGCGATATCGACACCAATCGCATAATCCTCATCCAGATCGGGCAACTCCCACACCAAAAGCATATTGGCCAGCGCACGTTGCACTTGGTCATCCACCTTCTCCGGACGATGCATTTTCTCGCGTCGCCCCGTCACCGGATCCATATCGTAGACCAAGCGTGGTGGTATGCAGTCAGCCTCAGCCAGCATAGTAACTGCCGGTGCAAACACGCGACGACCGGAGGTAAGAAACGCCTCCAACGGCGTACTCGGGAACTCCTGCTTCATCTCCTCTTTGAGCATGGCTTCCTTAAGTACGTACCACTGCCGCTGCTCATCATCTAACTGGCATCCCATGGACGCTTCGACAGCAGCGAAATACTCACGCTGCGCCTTACTGGCCATCAGGCCACCGGCAGCAACGGGCGTGCGGTATTTGGGGTCTTGCCACCACGCAAAGAAGTGGAATTTCCAATCGAGCTTGCTTAGCGCCATACCCGAGCGATTCAACTCAATGGCATCCATGCACAAACTATGAAAATCACCGCCTACGCCCTCGGCGGTGGACTCGATAAATGCGATCGCGCCTGGGTGAATAGCTTGCAGCGTACCGGTTTTCACCTCTTTGGCCTTCTCCGGATACTTCGCGCAAATTTTGCCGTGTTCAGAGACATGCAAGCGCTGAAGCGTACCGGAGCGGAAGGATGTGGCCACCTGAATCGAGCTGCCATGTTTGAAGAAAATCGCCCCGCCATTAGCACCAGAACGGCGCGATACAATGCGAAAGCTTGGCTTTAGCCACTCAGGCAGATTGTCGAAAGGGATTTCAATTTTAGTACGGAAGATTTCGCCCGCCGCCTGCAAATCCTGCGCGACGATGCCGCACTTGAGGTTGTTATTGAACAGCGCTTCATCCAGCAGATAGATATCAATAGCCGTCGAAAATCCCAACTGCCGCGCCTTCAAGATGATGTTCAGAAACCACATGGTGCGGAACAGCAGCTCTTGTGCTGGCCGCAGCCTAAAACGCACCAGTTCGCCGAGCTCGTTCTCAATCATGTAGAGGTTATTCATCCGCCACCACTTGTCTGAAAGACGTGAGCGAATGAACTCCACCTTCTCTGCCTCACTCAGCGCATCGATATCATCAACGACTACGGACATGGCATTAACCCTCCGCTATCGCTGTTTCGAATCCCCTCGACGATTTCATCAACCGGTGTATCTGTTGTACCGGCATTACGCTCGATGTTGTCAGCCTCTGCGCGCAACTTCCGCTTGGCCTCACGGATACGTTCAACATCCTCTGCATAGCGCTGCTCTTGAATGTTGTTCACCCGTATTCCGCTCATGGTGCGATGCAGTGACTCAATACGGGCGATGTTGCGCTCGAGTGCCTGCTCCGCTTTCAAATACAGGCCGTACAGCTCAGTACGTGTCGCAACATCCTGCTCATTGGCCATATCTTGATAAATGCGCGTAAGGCTTTGAGTCAGCACCAACGAGCGAGCCCGCGTGAACTCCAATTCATCCTCAAGCCCCATCGCGGAAGCGTCCGCAAAGAGACCATCGGCATTCTCTGCGGTCAGATATTTGGCGTATCCACCGTGTTTGCGTGCGGTTTGGTTGCCTCGGGTAAATTGGTTTGGCGGATTGGGGTTACCGGATGCACCCACGGAAATGGTATTACCTGGTGCGAAATGCCCTTTGGCATTGCGGCCCGGCTTTGGCGTTGAAGTTTCGGATTTCGGTTCCGACCTATCGGGGAGTTGCGGCACCGAAGATGCAGAGTCAGACAACCCTCCCTCATCCTCATCACCTCTTCCCGTTCGACCGGTCTTAGGTTGTTTTTGCACAGACACGGCAGAATGCGCAGTCAAAGTGGATTGCGCAGTTCTGTTTTGCGCACTCTGCGCAGTTTGACGTAATTGCGCAGTCTCCACATTGCGCACTTTGATGTAACGACGAGCACTCTGATAATTGATCCCACGCTGACTGCACCACTCTTGTGCTGTGATGCCGCTTTCTCGGTGCTCTTCGAGAAACTCAGCTTGCAGCGCTTTCCAGTCATGCTTTGCCATCAATCACACAGTTCACACTCAATGACCATATCGCCTACCTGTGGCTCACGATGCGGTCGGACTAACTCAAACTCTGCGCCAGTATTCAGCGCAACGCGGTAGCCGGTCTCACAAGGTTCAACTGCACAAATGAGGCCGGTCATTTCCCGCAATGACGGATTACTCTCCCGATACTCCAACCAATCACTATCTCGATTCACCAGATAACTGGCGTACAGGTCGCTTTTGCTGTTGGGTAAGGATGAAGGTTCGGATGGTGTTTTTGTCGATGTTGCACTGCTCGATGCTACTGATAAGCTCCCGCGCATAGCTGCCTCCCATTTCGCCATAACTTGGATCAACGGGGATCGGCACTGCTGTTGGCGTCGTCGCGGGAAGTAAACCGTCCAGCTCGCACGTTGGCATTGATGGCGGCTTGGCGCACGACGTTAAAAGCATCGTTAGGCATACGAACGGCAGCACACGGCTCCCGCTTTTGCATCGCCGAAAGTGCAGCGCGGTCTTCAGCCGTGGCTTGAATAGATTGCTGTTTATTCCGAATGGCATGCTCTAGCGCCTCCGCCATTAACGCGGCATTCCTGCGCGCTTCATTGTGAGCCTGCGTCTCCTCTTGCAGACGTGCCTTGAGCTGGCTAACTTCAAGCGCCAACGTTTCACTGCGGGCTTTATAGATTTTCAATGCTTGGCCGGTAAGAAGAACACCAACGCCAACAAGCACCACCGCGCATACTTTCACTCGACGCTGCCAAGTCATTGCCCGCTGCCCCCGAACTCGTGGAACTTCGCTAACAACGCCTCGGTACTGTGTTTCTTCTGGCCGTAGTCGTTATGAGGCAAAGACGCCCAGATGTTGGAGCACTTACGAATAGCCAGTGAGATACGGCCTTCGCAGATATCGTTGTAAGCGCGCTGCTCCATAATCTGTCGTACTGCAATGCGGTCTTGGCTGATAGGTGAGAAATCCGGTAAACGCAGCAATCGCGCATACGGCCCGTAATAGCGATTAAGCAGTTGATAACGGCCCGCCGCTGTGGATTTCAGATTGGCATTTACCTTAACCAGCACATTTGGATGGCGAGCGTAACTGGTCATGATGTTCGGACGCGGGTCACCATCATCACCATTCACAATGACATCGTATCCATCATCTTTGGTATGGGGATGCGTACTGGTTCCCTCCGCCCAAGCCAGCATGTCCAAAAACGCCAAGATATTTGGATGCTCATTAATACGGGCCATTCTTACCTCCTCGTTTACTCGCGATGGCGGAGATCACGGGGTTGATCACCGACTGCATCAGTTCGCGGACCTCCTGAGCCCCTAAGCACCCCACCGCACCACCAATGAAAATGGCCGCAGATTCATGCTGCAGACCAAACATGCGAAAACCGTGATAGACCGTAACCGTCAGTAATCCACAAAGAACGGCTTCCGAAATTTTCTCCAACCGCGTTTTCTGCTGATCACCTCTAAGGCGCAACAACGCGACACTGACGCTCATCGCAAACCCTGCGATGACGGATTTGTGCTGTGACAGCCATGTCACGGCAATCGTCCAGATATCGGGGTTTGATGCCGACATGACTACCTCCCAATAAAAAAGCCCGCAGGGCAAACCATGCGGGCACAAAAAAAACCGGCGACCAACCGGTTACAGGACTGACAAACGCAAAGCCTAAAGAAATGAGCCTTGTTGCCCAGAAACGCCGCCCACAGAGAGGTCGCCACCAGACGGCGTATCGCCAAGACTCATTTCTGTAAGGCTCTGTGTTGTCTGATGCGCTGGGCATAGCGCAGATACGAAAAAGCCCCGCTTTTTAGGGCGAGGCTTTACATCATGGGGAGATAATTACATAACAAAATGAACTCTTCAATTCATTCGCCGAGGCTGCATCCCCACGGAAATACTATCAATTCGGTGAGCC